ATATGGCTGCAAGAAGCAACGACGACACGAGAGTCAAACCTGGCATCACAGTAGATAAAGATGTCTGGGAACAATTCAGAGAAAAGTTCAAAGGTGAAGCTTCGCAGGACATCGAGAGATATATGAGGATGAGATTAGAATCAGAAACTGATCCAAATGAGCTCCTTTCTATTTCTGGTGAAAACATAAACCACCTATCTATTGCACATCCTGAAAATTGGCAAATGAGCATCACCAACAGCGCGCTTAATCTCAAAAACGTAAGTGTTTCTTATTCTGCCAACGACAATAGCGATGTCGGAACGGATGGTACAACACAGACTTTTCTAAGCTCTTCAAAGGACATTATAATAGAATGATGCCGATAGATTTAGGAAACGAAGAGAAACAAATAAAAGATTTCTATAACATTGCCATTGAGCAATGTCATTGGACAATGATAGAAAAAGTATTAAAAGCAAGACGTGAAGATCTTGCTGAGTTAAGGAGGAAACAATGTGAGCAATCTAAACTCGGAAAACTCAGCTTGTCAACTAATGGCATCTGTATGGACGACCGGCACATATCCAAGCACAGATTGGACCGACAACACATACAACGACGGAATCTACATCGGAGATCCGCCGCCAAACATGTTGCCCTACATAGGAGATCCAATTCCTGATTGGAGAGACTGGTCGACTCCATATACGCCGGGACATGTTGAGATTGCACCGTATTATCCATACTATCCAGAGAAGGATAACAAAGAGGACTTCAAAAAAATACTTGAAGAAATGCTTTCTGAGAAAGAGAAAGCAGACAAAGAGAAAGCTAAGGAGGAGAATTTAATGAAAGTTTTCGAAGTGACCGTAGTAGACAAAAGAGAGTGTGAGATTCTTCATGAGCAGAAGGTAATTGCTAAAGACACCGAAACTGCCATGATTGAGTTGAACCTCACACCCGAAATCAAGAAAAAGGCTCGAAAGAACCTTATTGAATTTATCTTTAATGAGATAGGTTCTTTTACAAAAGCCGAAAGAAAAGTTAGAGTCAAAGATCTTGTAGACGACGAAGATTAAAAATCTTCTGCAACTTTCGAAGGGGAGCTAGTACGGCTCCCCTTCTTTGTAAGATAATTATGTCATGATAAACAACAAACAGCATGTCGCTCTCATAGTAGACGATGAAGAACAAGTGCTAAGTCTGATAAGCACAATCCTTAAAATACAGAATATAGAAACTGTCCGTGCTGAAGATGTACAGTCTTCGCTAGAGAAAATCAAGTCTAATGAAAACATTGATCTTGCAATCGTAGACTATTATTTACCAGACGGAACCGGAGAAGAAGTCATAAGAGGCCTAAAAGAGTACAGACCGAACACTCCTTCTATAATGATATCTGGCAAAGGTGAGGAGAAAGAGATTAGACTTAAGTCACTGGTAGAAGGTGCTAACGCAGTATTACCGAAGCCCTTCAGTGATACTGAATTATTAATGCTAGTCAGGAATTTAATAGCTCTTGCCGAAGCTAATGAAAGATTGAAAGACGCTGAAAATATAATTGAAGCACTTGGTCGAGCGATGGAAGTAAGAGATGCTTACACGGAGGGCCATGGTAAAAGAGTTGCTGAAGCAAGTATTATGATATATGATGGTCTTGGATTAAACGACAGAGACCAACGTCACAATTTGTATATGGGAGCGCTGCTACATGACATTGGCAAAATAGGAATAGCTGATAGCATTCTTAAATCTCCAAACAAGCTTACTGCAGAAGAGTACGATGCGATAAAAAGACATCCCGAAGTAGGTAGAGATATCTGCAAAGATTTAAGTGGAGTTCGGGGCTCTCTTGATATTATACTTTATCATCATGAGAGACTTGACGGTTCAGGATATCCAAAAGGGCTAGACGATGGAGAGATTCCACTATTGGCCCAAATTGTAGCAATCCCAGATATCTTCGATGCAATGACTACAAAAAGAACTTACAGAGATGCAATGGGCATTTCCGATGCGTTAGATATAATGGAAGATGAAGCATCATCTGGCAAGATAAACAAAGAGTTTTTCACTATATTCAAATCGCATATATTGAAAGCACAATAACTAAATTAGGAATTATTCAATGGGTACTAATATAAGCAAGAACGCGAGAACTAATGTCGCTAGGCAAATATTCTACTGCCCATGTGGCGGTGAAGTTAGAATGATAAGCGTGTTTAGAAGTGGAAAGATTAGACACGTTGCTAAGTGCATGTCTTGCGAAGCAGAAAAAAGGAAGCCAAGCGATTTTAGATAAGACCGCGGAGGGCAGACTTAGTATGCTCCTTCGCATCTTCTACTTCGACGGTATTTCTCATCCACAAAACTTTAAATATCTCCTTTCGTATAGCGCATGGAATTAGTGCGCCCGTTTCTCTAAGAGTCATGACTTTTATGTTAGTATTGCCTATGTGAGTAACTACATACAGAAAGGAGGGGTTTGTCCACCCCTCCAGTCTGTAAAGAGTTCCCTGCTTAGGCAGCTTTATTCTTGTAGTACCTGACTCTTTCCTGAGCATTTTTCAGAGCCTTCTTTTCGGCATCCGAGAGACCTTCATTGGTCCTCTTCTCTACCAGAGCCTTGACTTCCGATTCAGCCTTATTGAGCGGAGAGTTCTTCTTGGATCTCTTGGCCTTCTTGGACTTCCTTTCCCTGGCTTCGATTTCCGGGCAATCATCGATGACTCGGAGTACATCCTCTTTCTTGAGGAGGGACTTCTTGGTGTCACCGGCCTGAGCCTTGAGAGCTTCCATTGCCTGATGCTTCATGAAAAGCCGGATGGTGAGCTCCCTCTTCTTCTCGACGGTCATGTCCTTGTACTGGTCCTCTTCGAGGTACTTCTTCATGTACCGCCGCATCTTCCGAGTGACCGACTTGACCCTCTTCCTGAGGCCTGCCGCCACGTCGATGTTGCAACCTTTGTCCTTGAAATGCTTGACACATTCGGAGCCGACCACCTTATCGATGTCGGTTTCGAGATTGCGGACTGTATAAGCATAAAGGCAAGGTTCGTGACCGCAAAGTTCGCATTTGAAAGTGGCAGGAATATATTTGATTCCTACGATAGCGAATTTGTCCTCAGGACCCCTACTGATGTTTCCCAGGCTGATTTCGATTCGATCCTGATATGCCTGTGAAATGTAGTTTCCTGTAGCAGCCTTTCCCATTTGGCTACCTCCTATAAAATTTGATGGTTTAATTATAAGAGGGTCTCGAAGCTTTATGTCGGCAATTCCCCTTCTCCATCAGCGGGATATTTTAAAATATCTCGTACATACTTTGGCACCAATTCGGGCGGCATGAATATATCAAACTCTTTATCTAATCGTCCGATTATCGCTCTCCAGAACTCCGAATCTAACTCAGTACTAGCAAATACTAAAAATCCGGTGTAGGCTTCTATTACATGCGTGGCCATGGCTTCACCAGTGCACGCCAGAGTAATTTGAGGTATATCTTCTTTTCTAGTTACTTTGACTGTGAGTACTTCCGGTGCCATGCAACTGCCACCAGGAGTGAACTGGATGTTCGCCTTCTTATACAGTTTTTCAAGCTCACCTTCTTTAGCCCACCCTTTGGCTATACATATATCGTTCCATTTTTTGAGGCGTTCAAAGTCGGTTAGTATTTTTATAGGCATCTAAAGCCGCCCCCATTGTATTTTTATCCCTCTTCTGTCTGAGCATATTCTTCGTGATGACTTTTTTCAAAATCTTTCCAAAGTCAACTTTCTTAACATGCTCACATAACATACAAGGAACTGCTATTTCTATTTCATCATGTTGGCCAAATTGACAAACTATCAATGTGCCACCAAATTCTGTAGTCTTCCCGTGAATCGGGCAATCTTTATTGTCGCAGTACACTTTCGAATCGTATCTCATTTTGCTACTAGATTACCACCAATTCTGGGCTTCCACAATTTACATACATCATATCTTGGTCTCGATGCTCTCACATAACACCAATCAAAACCAGAGTGCTCATAGTGCCAACAATTCTTGCAGTTCTTTCCCTGAAGCATACTCTTAGGAATTTCCTTGTCTACGTCTATTGACATAGTATTCACACGTCCTTTCTTTTGGTAGTGGTGGTATTAAACCTGTTACTCCGTTCTCTACTCTGATTGGTTCATTTGGCTGAGGTGGACCACAATAATAGACGTCTCCGGCCGATGTCTTGGCTATAGCCAACCTCCAACAATTGTCACATGTTTGATCTTTAAGCATTTGTTTAACTATGAGATGCGGGTCGTCTCGATTTTTCATCCAGATATCAAGTTCATCCATCATAGCTATTTCTGTTGGATCTCTCATTTCTTTCCCTTTGTGTATTGATTCAACAACTTGAAAATGAGATTAAACTTTTTGCCTTCTATATTATTTTCTAGCGGCTGAATTGACGCTATAATATCACTTATTGTATTTGGGTATGTTTGATTGGCGAACGTTGCAAACTCCTCAAATGGGTGCTTCTTGGGATCCCACTTCGTGCAGACTTTCTTCCCCGGCCTGTCCTTTGTCACTGGACACCAAACTAAATCAATATGTTCCGACTCTTTGAATGGTTTGAAATGAGAACAATTGTCGCAATTGCAGCCTTTCAGTAAAAGCTTTGTTATCTCACGGTCCGATGTAGTGCTCACAAATTCTTCCTTTTGGGCATGGCGGATAAACTCTTTTGCCATTCTTTATATAATCTCTGTGCGTAGAATGGCACTTATTTGCACCGCTATATTCAGAACAAGTATCGCAGCTTCTCTCCTTAAGCATATTGATTACTTGTTTTTTAGTATGCCGCTTTACCATATATTAAATATGCGCGCACAGAAAAGGGCCAGTTGCCTGGCCCTTAGAATAATTTTCTAGATATTAACTAATTGTTGCGTTGTCTGGTGTTCCACCGTCAGAAGTTCCACCTGGGTTGGTGGCTGTTACGGTTACTCTACAAGTTGTAGAAGCTGTCAGTCCAGTGATTGTAGTTCCAGCAGGGTTAGTTCCAGGAATTGATTCTCCGCCAGAAATAATGTCTGCTGCTGTCTCTGTTCCAACTGCGTCGTCTATGTACCAAATTGTGTAAGAAGCTGCTCCGTCCATTGCATCCCAAGTAACTACAGATTCTTCAGTTCCATCTGCTGCTGCAATAGTTGTTGGTGACGCTGGTGCGTAGATAACTTCTAAGAATGCAGGATTACCTTCACCCTGTGGGTCAGTTGCATCAACGCCAAGTACCTTATGGTGACCAGGTACTGTATCGCCCCATGTATATGTTCCTTCTCCTGCTGTTACTGTAAAAGCTGTAGAAGGTGTAGGATTAGCTGGTGCTACTCCGTCCCAAACTTTATCAGAGTGGTCTGCGTCATAAGATGTGACGTCGCCAGAGTAATCTGTAACACCGACCGTAACACTAGTTGCATCTTTGCTTATGAATGTCAATGTGATGTAAGGTACATTCTCTTCATCAAAGTCACTTCCATAGAAGAAGTCGTAGTATTCTTTGCTAGATTCGTCCAAAGCTGCTAGCTGGTCAGGATCTTCTTCAACTAAATATTTGGCTATAGCTCTGTGCCTCTTAGGGGCATTAGTCTCATCTATTACGTCATAGTCAATTGCCATTTTAATTCCTCCGTAAAGAGTTTTGAATTATCTTGTTGTATGTTTATCTTTCGTCTTATGTTCTTATCTTTAACAATAAAAAGGGCTACCCTCTTTGGGTAGCCCGTATAGTCTGTATTAGGCTAGTCTATTAAACTGCGCCTGGTAGGTCAGCGATGCTGATCATTCCGTAGAGTAGGTCTCCCAATGGAACCTGGATTAGACCGTACCTAGCTAGGAATCCCTTTCTAGGTGTGAAGTCGTCAGGTCCGTAGAGGGTAGGTGTTACCTGAGTTACGTATGGAGCGTATACAACGCCAGCGCCGAATGGAGATGCTGGGCTCTTATGACCCATTAGAATCTTGTTGGTTGGGAATAGAGGATCCTTGTAGACTGCTACAGCGCCTCTCATATCACCAGCCTTTACGATTCCTAGTCCACCCTGCTGAGCTGCAGGAGCTGCCACGAATCCCTCAAGTACTTCCATGTAGGAAGCAACCTTTGGTGAAGTGATGATCCAGTTAGCAGGACCAATCTTACTCTTTCTGTAGATCTCATTGCTGAGCTCTGTTACGGTCTGAACGAGATTTCTGTTTCTGTCTAGGAAGTTGCCAGATGTGTTGTTAGCAACGTCTGCATTCCAGTCGAGGTATCTCCATGAGGAGATAGGTACGACGTCCATGCAGAATCTAACGATCTCCCTGTCAATCTCAGCAATCATTTCATTTGATACAAGAGCGGTTAGCTCTGCATCAGCGTTCAAGCCGTGGTAAGCCTTGAGGTCTTGCTCTGCTTCATTGGTCCATGTAGCTTTGAGCTTTCTGGACTTAACAGTAATTGGGTACTGCGAAATGCTAATTGCCATGTCAGGAATAGCATCCGATCCCTCTTGCTTGTAAGCATACCATGCTTCTACTCCGGTAATTGTTAGGGCTGTACCGAGAGTATCATTCTGGTCAGATGCGAAAACGTTGAACTTATCGGTTGCGTCTGTAAATGTTACAGAAGCATTGGCCAATTTTCCAGTTGTTGAATCGTAACCAGCAGTAGCTGCAGCTAGAGCTCCGAATACTGCATTAGCTGCAGAACCATAAAGAGCTACGCCAGCGCCGCCGCGGTCAGTTTCAGTGATATGCCAGTAATTCTTACCTTCTCTTCCGTCATACTGAATTAGGAATGTTGAGTAAGTTGTTGGTGTTGCGGTAACAGCGGCCTTAAATCGAACCTTGACTCTCTTTAGAAGAGCGTTAGTTGAATCGGTCCAGTCTGAACCGTCTACACCGTTGACCCATCCTGTCTCTAGGTCGAAGTCGAAATCAGATGGAGCGGCTCCACCACCGTCATTAACGGTGATACTAGCTGCTGGAATCTGGACCTCGTCTGAGGAGTAGTATGGGTTATATCCCTGACTTACGTCAGATGGATTCTCGGAATACATTGAGTACTCGTCTCCAGCGGTTGTTCCAGACTTGGTGCTGGCAAACTCGTACTTGAGATAGAAAATAACTCCGGTTGGTCCAGCCAGTGGCTGAACGGATACTAGGTTATTTGCAACGAGGTTAGGGAATACCCTTCGTACGATAGGTAGAAGGATCTTTTGGATACCAACTACGTCCGATGCTGTGGTTGAAGGTTCCTCTACGAGGTACTGTGCTTCATTCTCCAGCAACATAGCTGTTGATTCTCTCAAATAATCATCTTCAATTCCTTTGAGGAAAGGTTTCCACTTGGTAAGAATTTTATCTCGTTGTTCTTTTCTTAATCTGTTATAATCGAAAAGCATTGATTATTCCTCCTAAGTGATATTTCGATCTTTCTTTTTCTTAGATTTTTCAAAAGACTTAGTCTTTTGGGATACCTGCTAAGTCAAGCATCTCGTTTAATTGTAGAGCGAAGTCTTCAGCTTCTTTCTCTTTCTTGTCGAAGTGGACTGTAGGATTTATTTCGAGGTCTTCTTCCATCTCCTCTTCTTCATCCTCTTCTTCGTCCTCATCTTCGTCTTCGTCCTCTTCCTCATCCTCGTCGTCGTCTTCTTCGTCGTCGTCGTCGGATTTCTTCTTCTTGGAGTTCTTTGACTCCTCTATTTCATCTTCGTCTTCGTCCTCGGCCTCTTCATCTTCTTCCTCGGACTTTTTCTTCTTTTTCTTCTTTTTCTTCTTGCCCTCTTCCTCTTCTTCGTCTTCCTCTTCGTCATCCATGTCAATGTCCATGTCTTCTTCGTCGTCGTTAGCTTCCTTTACTAAGTTCTTTAGCTTGGAATACTTTTCTACGACTTCTTCCTCAGAGGTAGCCTCTCCAACAAAAGCCTCGACAGCTTCTGCTACTACTGGAGATAGAGTAGAGGTAATTTCTTTGAGCTTGAGTTGAGCTTTGAGTCTGTCGTTCTCATCTTCTTTCTCTTCAATCATCTGAAGAGCTTTCTGTAGTTCATCAATATAACCCTTCGTGACTGTCTCGTCCATCAGTGGGAATACGACATTCTTGATTTCCTCTAGAGCCAAGATTCTTGGATCGTTAAGGACATCTTTTCTAGCCTCGACCTTAAGCTCGTCATACATCTCCTTGAGTGCAGAGGTAAATCTCTTTACCATGACTTTCTGCATCTTGGATTTGATTTCCTCGACCAATTCAACTTGCTCTTGCTTGAAGGAGTCTCTCTCTTCTCCGATTTCCCTAAGTTTTACATCGTACTCAGTCTGGATCTCGTTTCGGACTTCCTCAGCAAGCTGGGACTTAGTTTTCTCTTTCCACTTATTTAGTTCCTCGTTGAAGGCCTTGATTTGTTTATCGTTAAGTTCGATATCGGCTAATAGATTGGCCATGAAACTAACCTCCTAGTCTTCTAAGTTTTCATTTAATATTTCTGAAAAAGGCTTTGTATCCTTTTCCTCTTGATACCATTCACCAGTCTCGTGGTCTTTTTCCTCGTAGACTGCTGAGGGGTAAGCATTAGGTGTGGAAGGGTCAGCCACTATGTCAAAAGTAATCAGTTTGAAATCATCCTGTACTTCATTAACGTCGCCGTCTTCCTTAGTACTTCCAAATCCTCTAGAAGAAATCCCTAATTTTACTCCCCTTCGTATTAAAGACCCTAAGATTCTTCCCTTTGGCGTGCCACCATCGTCGTCTGGTCCGTCAAAGACTTCAACGGCTCCAGTGACTCTTCCATCGGATTCCATCTTCAAGTCAGTAACACAATGGGAGACTTTATCTAAATGGATCTTACCTTCTGTTGGGTGATCCAACTCACCTAACATATTTCTATTTCTTACTTTGTCTATGTTTTTACTGATTTCCCTTTCAAGGATGGGGGTAGGATACATCCTACCGTTTCCATTTCTGATCCCTCCATGCTGAAAGAGGCCTTTAAGATAAGTCTTTTTTCTTCCGCCTTCTTCAGTTTGTTCAGAAATTACCTCATAAGTGAAATCTTGAAATTCTTGTAATAGTCGAGCCATTAGCTTACCTTCTCTACATGAGCTAAGATTTTTTCCATAAGTTCACTAAATAGATCCCTGTATGGTCTTAATTTTGGAGGGACTTGAAGCTTAGCGCTTCGTTTGTTTCTATACCATACATAAATATAGTTTTCATGTATTTGGATTTTGAATTTACTTCCCGTCCTAAAATCCTTTTCCCATTCGTCTTTCAGCTCTTCTTCTGGCTCTTCGTCTTTCTTCTCTTCTTCGCCGCCTTCTTCAGGTGCTTCTTCTTTTTCGGCCTCGGCTTCTGCTTCGGCTGGTTTTTCTTCTTCGTCCTGTTCGGTCAAGGGCACTCCCGCGAGATCTAACATCTCATCAAGAACTTCCTGGAAGGTTTCCTCTTTTTTCATAGATTACTCCTCCTCGGACTCTTTTTCTTCTTGAGCTTGTTCGTAAATGGAGTTCAAGAAATCTAAGATCTCCTTAAGTTTGCCTTCACCTATAGAACCAACTTTAGCATCTTCTAAAGCGGAGATGAAGGAATCGACGTATCGTGATTCCATTGTTTTTTCTTCAAGATTACCCTTGATTTTGTTCATAACCTTGAGGATTTTATTAATAGAATCTTCATCGATTGATGTTTCTTTATCTTTCTCTTCTTTTTCTGGAGCTTCTTCAGGAGCAGGTTCCTCTTCAGGAGCCTCTTCTGCTTCTTGCTCTTCTAATTTATTTCTTTCAATGAATTCAGTTCTTGCTTTCTTTGTTTCTTCTAAGTTATAGTGCTCCTTAAAAAGCTCTACCAAACTGTCAGACTTATTAGCCTGTCCTACGATAAGAGCAGTTTTAAGTATTAGGTCTTCAAGTTCTGTCTCTTCTAAGATTAAGATCTCAACGTGTTGGTTTACAAACTGGTCTAGAACGGCCTTTGCATCATCTGCTTCGGCCATTTCTTCGATCATGTTTTTCAAGTCTTCCTTGAAAGACTCAGACTTCCACATGTTCATGACTTTTGCTTTTACGTTGCCAGATCTTTGTTTATTTTTCTTTTTCTCCGAAAGGTTAATAACCTTGTCAGATGTTTCCTCGAAAATGCTTACTGAAAGCGGTGTCTTAAAATCTATCGAAGTAATGCTTCCCTGTACAGGAGCGTCTTCGCTAATCTTAGAAAATAGAGATTTGATTTTTGGGTCTTCCATTATGTCTGTGATGTCGTCGGTGACAAGACCTCTAGTTTTTCTTACTTCCATCAAAGCCTTAATTCTAGAATTAGATTCTACGATTGATTTCTTTTCGATTGCTGCCCTGTTGACTAGCTCCTTAACTGGTTCGTTTGCAAACTTGAGTTTGAAGGATTCGGTTAAATCTCTGACTGTTATTTCAGTTTCATTAGAAGGGTCGAAGAATTTTTCAGAGAGCTCCTCCAGTCTCGTGTCGTTATCCGGTACCAATTCAATTGGCTCCCAGTTGTTAAGCGTTAAAGCTTTGTCCTTTACCTCATAATCTACCATGAAAAACTTATCATTGTCTTCATTTAGAACGACTAGCTTATCGTCGAATACAAGAGCAACAGCAGCATTTTCACTCTCAGCAATTCTTTGTTTAATCAAACCAACCATCTTATCATTGCTGAAATTAGATAGCTGTGCTACCTGACTGTATTTTAAATTCATAGAAATGTCCTCCTAGTCTTTGAGCATTTCCCTTTTGTGATTGTTATTACGTCTTCTAATGAGCCCCTTAAGCTCACCATGCAAGAAGAGATTGTCGAAATTATTTTCGTACATTTTTCTCCGTGCTTTCTGGATAGGTTTATCTTTAGTTATCTTATCTTTTTCTCTGTATTCCTTCACGAATTTTATCAACTGCCTAATATCATCCTCATTTTCTACCAAGAATTCTTGACCTGCTATTTTCATGATTTGCGCGGCTGCTAATGCTGCTTCTCCGCCGCCTGCGGCTGGAGCTTCTTCAGGTGGTGGTCCAGCTTCTTCTCCCGGAACTGCTTCAGCACCGGGAACTGCTTCAGCACCAGGAGCTCCCATCTCTAATCCAGCACCAGCACCTCCGGCAGCACCCATTCCGAGTCCACCTAATTCTCCAGCTGCTCCAGCTTCCGCTGCAGCTGTTGCTTCTGCTTTCTCTGCTGCTTCTCTTTGTTGCATGAGTTTGATATCTGATATTTCTTGATCTGAGAATTTGCTAATGTTTTTGTATAGCCATTCTCTTGGTAAGTATAAACTTCCCTGCTCATCAGCTAATGCTAATGCAGTCTGAATGACGTTGAGTTTTTGTGTTGTAGTTTCTAACTCTTGTATCTCGTAAATTTTTGATGGTGGAGTTAGCTTAATTTGAAATGAATGCATGTCTTCAATTGTGAAACGTTTGAATGCTAACTCTACAATTGCTAATTTTTCTAATCCTTTTATGATTTGTTTTTGAATTCTCTCAATTGTTTTTGCGAATCTTACATCCATTGCTGACAAAGAAGTCCTAGCAACGTCACCCGTAAGTTCGCCGGTTAAATAGGCAATAGGAATCCTCATAGTTCTGAGAATTTTTTCTTTAAAATATCTGACATCGTCTATCTCGCCTAATTGTTGTCCACCCGGTAGGTAGTCAATTGTAATTCCTGTACCGTCTGGTCTTCTCGGCAAGAAAAAGTCGTCATTAATTGAAAGTGGATTTGCTTTATAGTTTATTTCACCAGTAGTTGGATCAATCCATGGAGTTTTTCGATATCTATTCTTGATATCCTCTACTCTCCTCATTGCTTCTCTATATGGTAGATTCCCCACTGGAATTCCAAATACTCTTCTCTCAGGAGCTCTAGATATCCTATAGATTAACATAGCGTCTTCAATAAGTTTCATTTGCTTAAATGCTAACCTACCAGGCTCTAGAACTGATTTACCGTAAGGATCGAATTCTTTATCGTCTAGTTTGAAGTGAACCATCTGCCATGGTTTAAGAATAAACTCATTCGCTTCTGCTGCGCTATAAAAAGTGGCAGATGTTGGCGTTCTTGAATCCGGTGTTACTTTAACTACAAACTCTAACAGATTCCCGTCTTTCTCTTTTCTCACTACAAATTGCGGAGGTACAAACCGCATGTATTTGATTTTCTTTGGGTTTTTGAAGTTGTCTGGGATTATTTCGTAAAATGCGTCACCATATTTACAGGTGTTATATACAATGTGCCAGAGCACTGAATTCATGTCTAGCGCTCTGAACCATAAATCTTCTAATGTGTCAGCCAAGTCTTGGTCATCTGACTCTACTTCAACTACTCTATCATTTTCATTATACAGAGAGGCATCGTCAGCATATAGTTCTAATCCACCGTTTAGTTCGGGAACATAGCACATTTGCTCGTATTCCCTATATCTCTGCAGTCTGCCCTGGTCTACAACAGTAAGATTTTCAACAGAAGTTCTATACGCACCAAAAGCATATGTAGCTTCTTCACCTTTCTCTGGTGGAGTAACTAAGTCTTTTATTCTGCTTATATTGATTTTGTTAAAAAACTGTTGTATAATTTCTGATCTTTTTTCGATCTCTCTTACACGTTCAGCCATCGTTACTCCTCAGTAAACCAGAAATATCTAGGTAATTTAAGTAACTCATCTAACATAACTACAGAGTAACCTTTCCATATGAAGTTCTTGGCCATATTTTCTAATCTAGCTGCTAATTCTAAATCTAGCTCTTGACCTTCGTAGTCCTCAGATCTTTCTTCGGTGGCTCTCATTATCATGTATTGATAAGGAACCAGAGCGATTCTTCGATGCCTGTTGTATTTTATTATCAGCATCGGAATCTTTCTAACGAATTCAGCATCTTCGCTGACTTGCTTAATCCATTCGTTCCAATTTGACTTATCAGAAAGTAAGTCCCAAAAGTTTGCTTCGGCGTAGAATTTGTGTTCTATCACAAAGTTAAAATTGGAAGGAGTAATAATATCACTGACTAAAGTGATTTTAGCCTCCCATGGCAAATTTTCGGCTCCCTCTCTGTTTTTGCCGCCAGTATAGGCGCCAGAGCTAGGAGTCCGCTTAAATTGGCCCTCTCCAAAAGCTTCTTCTAATAGATGTACCAATTGATTCTCGCCTCTATTCCCCTTCTTCTTAGAATTCGGCATATTACCCACCTTTTGTGAAAATATTATTTAACAAGAATTTTTTCTAGTTGTTCTTCGATGACTTGATTAGCTCCAAAAATGTTCTCTGACATCCAGTGAATGAACTTGACCGTTTCCTCTCTATTCAGAGACTTTACGACTTCCTGGATGTTAGGGTATTTTGTAAGCTTGACTTGTCGATTGAGTTCGTTCATAATTAGGTCGGAACTCTCGTATACTCGCTTGATTAGGAGCTTCAAATTCACTTCAGTTAGATTGTCGATATATTTGGAAGTCTCCTCGTTGAGAGTATAATTTAATTCCTTGAAGAAATCATGTAATGTCATAGCCATAGTTCGTCTCCTATAAGTATAGTAGTATACAGATTTATCTTTCGCTAAGCTGCGAAATCATTATATATAGCTTGAATTAGCTTGCGCTTCCCTTCTTTTTGCATTGCTTTGTCTAGAGCCTCTAAAAACCATTTGTCGTACCACTTTGGGTGTGGCACTGTGAAGTTCATAAATCTTTCATCGTTGTAAAAAGCTTTGCATTCCCACCAACGTATATATCTGCTCATCAGTTTTTGACCAAAGCAACTTACTTTGAACAATACTGGTTCTTTAATCCAGTAATACCTTGTGCCAGGTCTTTCTCTTGGGCTTCTAGCGTCTCTTAAGTCTTTCTTAGTGAAAATCACTTGACGACCTCCTTGTAGAGGTCCCACTCAATACCGTAAGTGTCTTGAATGAATTCTTTAGCAGCTTCTTCCTGCAAATGTTGCTTCTCTTCTTCAATTTCTTCCGCCTGGTCTTGTGACATACCAACTGTTTGTGAGGCGGTTGCAAATCCAAGAAGTTTAGTATGGTCATTTCCATATTTAGCTAAGTAAGAAAGCATCATCAAAGGAATGACTAAGTCGTCGTTGTATCCCTTGCTAGCAACTGGTTTTCCATTGTGCCAGATAAATACCTTTAATTCATCTAGCGTCCTTTTGCCATATATTTGTATTATCTCGTTTTCCATATTGTACATGAACTCGTCAATCATGAGTTTCTTATTTCTTGGACCTGTATGAAATCCACGATAGGCTTTATTCTTGAATTCATAGAACACATTTTGATACGGTTCCTCTTCGTCTAAAAATACTTCGTTGAAGACCGATAGGCCCTGGTTCGTCTCAATGACGACATATGCAAAGTTAAAATAGGTTGCAACTTTCTTGATTGACTTACCAAATTCTTTAGTGTCAATCATGCGCTTATATTCAGCAACTTGCTCTAGAGTGTCGTCTCTAAAGATTTGCATTGTGCTGTAGTCTTGTCCAGCACCAGAAGAGACATCAGAGAACAATGTGTATGTGATGCTATCAACAGGCTCTTGAAAAATTATCAAACCTTTTAGTTGTTCTCCGAGTAGTTCGTCAGTCTTTATTTCTGGTTTTAGTGCAGCCTCAATTCTTTCTAAAGCATCTACGCTAATTACTGTGTTGCCAGAACCAAGAAATCTAGAAAGAATCTCTTGATTGAATGTTCTAATGTCTTTACTGTTATCCAGCATGCCCTTGAGCCACGGTTTATCTTCCCTTGGGCCGTCATACGTTAACGCTTCTTCTTCCTTCTTTTTTACGAAAGCGTCTATAAGCAGTTTCCAATATGTTTCATCGCCTTCTTTCAATAAATCTATTGTTAATTCTTTCTTTATTTCTTGTACTGCTCTTTGTCCTAATTCATCTTCTACGTATTTTACATCTTTATTCTCAATCTTCTCCAGCCACGGATTGCTTCTACCTGGGAACTGCCACCATGGAATATATACTGGG